CAGGATCGTCCTGGTGACGGACGCTGGGCTTCTCCACGAAGCCAGAGTGTTCCGAGAACACCAAGACGCAGATGGTCTGAGTGCCGGGCCGCCGGCTCACCCAGCCCATAGCCGGGCTGCTCGGATTCAGGGGGTTGGAGTGGTAAAGGACGAGGTCGCCCAGTTCCACCTCCGGCATCACAAACCGCTGCTCGTCAGAGGACGTTGCCATCGAAAACCTCCGTAGAAGAAAGATCGCTCTCGGGGCCGAGATACACGAAATGCTGCTTGCCAAGCCGCGCCTGCTTGCGGGCCAGATACTCAATCATCCACTGTGGCATCCCAGCAGTCTCGTCAACTTTCTGCTTCCGAGCGTGGAACTTGGGTTCGTAGGCGACGAGGTACTCCAAGCACTGACAGGCGTGAACCTCGCCGCGAGTGTTCGGCTCGTCCGTCACGATGCTCAGGCCGTTCTGTAAGACCACCTTCTTGCGATACCGCCGAAGCTCCCGCTCCAGATTGGGGCAAGTGCCACGCAAGATGCGCAGCTTGGGGGTGCCGTTGGGGCGAATGTGCATCCACCCGCGAACGGCACTGGTGCGGGCCAGAACGTCGTCGCACCCCGCTATGAACGCCGAACCCGTCGTAATACTGCGTGTGTTTCTGTGGCGAAGCTGCTCGCAATACTGCTCCACAACCTGCCGGCCTGACCCGATGTCGCGGATGCGACCACCGTGCATGTCGATGATGTAGGCGTATAGCTGGGGCTGGGACGCACACGCCGCCGCAAACTTCTCCCCGAAGATCGTGGCGTTGCACTGCCGCAGGTAAAGCTCGTCGTAGATGAGGAGCATGTCCCCGTCTGGTGGCACTGCCGCGAACAGCACAGAGGTCACGGCGTGGCCTGGATCGACCGCAGCGTATCGCGTCCACTCGTCCGGAATCGTCACCCCGTTGGGCAACTGACTTCGTTCGAAGCCGTGAATGGACATATGGAACGTCGGGTAGACCAGCACGGAGTCCGTGACGAACTCACCCTCCGCTCGCATCCGTACTACGTCTTCGCCCAGCGCCGACCACCGCTCGATGTTCTTCCGCTTCTCTTCGTTGTCGATGTGCGGGTTGTCCAAGTACCGCAGCACGAACTTCTTGATGATCGGGTTCTCGACGCCAGCCTGCTCAGCTATGTCTGCCCGCTCCGAAAGGCCCAGCAAGGCGTCGTTCTTAGAGTGGGGCATAGCCGACCAGCAAAAGCGGCCCTTACGGTCGCTGAGCCGGGCCTGCATCTCGGGAACCCACTGCTCGTTCGAAACGTCCTCGTCAATGTGTACCCTGTCGCTCTGGAAGCCCTGCGGAGGGTCGCCCTCTGACGAGAAGAACAGCACCTGCCATCCGTTGTGCAACTCCACAGAGTTGCAGTAGCCGGCTGACTTCAGCACCCAGCTTGTGTGCTTGACGAGTCGCGGGGGGATCAGGGGCGGCGCAGGCTTGCACTCGGCCTTGCGGGCGTAGTCAGTCTCGGGGTTGTACGCCCGCCACTGCTGCGTCACCTCATCGCGGATGATCTTGAACGCACCGCTCTTGAAGAGCATCGGGTACGCCACTAGGCCAATGTGCTTCCAGTTGGCACCGATGATGCAGAGGATGCCGTCCTTCTCAGGGTACTTGCCGTAGGGGTCTTGCCCCGTTGCGGCACGGGCGTCCTCGACAAACGTCGAAAGGCTCTTGCCCGATCTGTTGCCGCCGATGACGAGGACTTCACTCGCCCGGCACTGGTGCATCGCTTCCTGCTGGGGCGTCGGGCGGTACAGCCTCAGCGCCTCGATCCTCCGCTCCGCTAACTCGGATTGGAGAGCCTTCCACTGAGAGAGTTCGTACTGGGAGGTGGCTTTCACTTGGGGCAGAGGCGTCACTATCGGCGGGGTCGTCTTCCGTTTCGCCATCTACCATCCTCCCCTTCATGACTGCTGTCTTGAGGCGGTCGTTGAGTTCCGACTCAAGCTCCTCCTCGCTCCACAGCGACAGCGGCTTCTGCGCGCCGCCCTGATCCACGTTCTTCTGCACCAGCCGAACGACCATCTCCATCGCTCGGCCACGCTGGGTGCTGCCCGGCTTGGCGTCGAAATACTGCTTGACGAGAAGGGCCGAGAACCCCGACACGCCGCCGAAGTACGCCATCAACTGCTCAAGAAGCTCGGCAGAGTGGGGGATGTTCGTCCCACCACGAACGGCGTTCGTCAGCATCGAACTGACGGCAACCGCCTCCATCTCCTTCATCTTGGCGGCGCGGGCCTTTCGGGACTGCCGATTTCGAAGCTGGCGCTTCTCCCTCGCAGCCTCTAAGCAACCCACGCAGGCAACCGACAACACTCCGTCCCTCATGGGGAAGTGCGTGTCGTTCTCGTCGTAGACCGTGCCGCACTCCTGGCAGCACCGCTTACCGGCTTCCATCTCTCCTCCATGAAACTGACCCGGCAGGCGTCCCCGCCGGGCCAGCCCCGAGAGCCCGGCGAGCGCCGGGATGCACTAGCGGCGACGGCCCTGCTGCTGCGGCTGCTGCTTGGGCTGATCGACCAATCCGCCCAGCACGTTGCCGCTGCCGATCTGCTGCCCGTCGCTGCCGTAGAGGCCGATGCTGGCCCCGTTGCCGTTGGTCATTCCCGCAAAGCCACCGTAGGCGTTGCCCATGCCGGCGATGCTGTTGGCGAGCGACTGCTGCCCAGCGAGCTTGTTCGCCGAGTCCATGCGGGCCGTCTCGGCGTTGTACTGATTGGTTTCCGCCGCAGCGTTCTGGAGGTTGCGCTCATGCTGCACATCCCGGCCGGCGGCCCAAGAGTTGTAAGCACCCTGCGCCTGACCAGCCATGTTGCCCATCGTGTCGGCGTACTGCGCCGCGTCACGAACGGCGAACCCGTTCATCATCGGGTCGCCGGCAGACGCCATGCGACCAACGTGCCGGTTCGCGTCACGGGCCGCCGTATTGAGGCCCATGATCTGCCCCAAGCGGGCGTCATGCTCGCCGCGCCACGCGGACTCCAAGTCATCCATGTTTCTCATGTCTCTGCCTCCACGACGGTCAGCCGCCTCCGGAGCCACCGGAGCTACTGCTGCTCATGCTTGTGCTGGTCACTCGACGGCCAGGAATGACTTCTCCGAACGAGCCGTTGTACGGGCCACCAAACTTGTAGGCGTTGATGTAGCCCTGCAAGTCCTTGATGCGACGACGCTGGGCAAGCGAAGCGCCGATGTCCCCGTCCGTTAGCGACTTCGCCTGCTGGGCAGCAAGCTGCGAAAGCTCATCGCCACGCTTCTGGGCAATATCCTGCCCAGTGTGGTCGAACGAGAAGGATTCGCTGTAGCTGTTGCCCATTGTCACTCCATCAACAAACAGGCGACGGGTGACCTCCTGTCAGCCCGTCGCCTGCGAGGTCAGTCCAGCGCACTAGACCGAATCACTTGCCCGTCAACTTCTGCTCAGCCTGATAGTTCTCGTTCCGAACGGCCTTCGCCCGGCCTTCCAGCTTGTGCGCCTTGTAGCGGCGATAAGCGGACGCCTTCGCGACACGGGCCTTCTTCTTGATGTCGTGAACCTGCTTGCCAAGTTCACGGGCATCGCGAGCATCGGCACCGTCGAGCGGGACGTTGAGCTTGGGCGCGTCAGCCGCGAACGACAGGGACGCACACAGCACAACAGCAATCGCGAGAAAGCTCTTCATGGAGTGTGGGTTCCTGTTCACGGAGCAACGGGTTCGGTTTCGGTCACGGGGGCGGTCGGAGTGCTGGTCGTGGCGTCGGTGGCAGGAGCAGCCTCCTCAGCCACGACCGGAGTGACCCGGCACGCGGGGTTGGTGGCGTCCGTCTCCGCAACCTCCGCCCCGTCCACGCTGTCGATCGGGACGATCATGCGGGGCTTGGGAGTGCCAGCCGCCGCCATGATGTTGACGCGAGTGCCGAGCGGCTGCTGCGTCGGGCCGTCGATGACGAGCCAGTAGATTTCCTTGTCGGGGCAACCAGCCGCCGGCAGGTACTCGTCCACCACGCCCGTGTAGCCCGACACCGTCTGACTCGTACCGGGCAGCACCGCCGCGCCGGTCGAGTTGCGAACCGCCACGCAGGTGACAACCTCCTGCGACAGCACAGCGCCGTTGCGGGGGTTCACATCCGTGAACACCTTCTTCTTGAGAAGCTGGGCCGCGCCAGTGACGGCAGGGTCGGTCTTCTCGATCGGGTGACTCCAAGTGGCACCCAGCACCTGACCCCGACTGAACGGGTTGTTGTGATAGAAAATCGACATCGTTTCCCTTTCTTGAGGTCAGGCCGCAGCGACGAGCTTGAAGAAGTTGCGAGGCGAGACAAATCGCAGGTTCGCCAAGACGGAGGCACAGTAACGGAACGCCTGCGTGTCGGGGTTGTAGTCCGGCCCTTCCGCCGTGATGAGCGACGACTCCATGCAGTGCAGGTACATGTTGCCGATCGAGAGGCCGTAGCCGCAGTTCGTCGGCACGGAATACTCCGTCGAAATCTCGACGCCGTCCTGCTCAAATACGTCAGAAAATCCGTAGGATTTCAGGCCGTTGGTGCGGGTGACGAGCGCCCGCTCCTTGCTGTCGAGCCGGTTCATGTAGTCGATGTAGAGCCGACGATCGAGGAGGACGAGGTCAATCGCCGACTCCTTCGTGTCGTTCCGCTTCGCCTGATGGATCGACTCGCGAACAGCCTCGACGCACTGATCCTTCCAAGTCGGCGTAGCGCCCTTGAAGTAAGTGCTGGTGTAGTTAGTGATAATGGGGCTGTAGTAGTCGTACTCCGCATCGGCCACGCCGTTCGGCCAGACGCCCGAGAGCTGCGAGCCGGCGGCGGCACCAAGCTCGGTCGAAAGACCGGCGTAGGTGTCCTTCGGATAGCAGAACGGGTCGGCGGCGTTGGCAGTGCGCTTCGTGCCGTCGTTGACGTTGATCGTGCCGTCGTAGGCGAAGAGCGAGTCCAGGCCGTTGAACCGAAGCTCGTTGCCCGGCGCATCGCCGTCGATGTA